CGCCCGCCGACACACGCGACCGCCCGCACCGTTGGCTCGATCCCGCACGTCACCGCGCCCGTCACTTCCACAATGAACTCCCCCACGAGCGGCGCCCTGCCCGTCGCCGGCGCGAACTCGAATCGAGTAATCACCGGCACGGCCGGAGACGGATCAACGTGCTTTTTGAGCCGATCGCAACCGCCGGCCAGGCACGCGAGACACAACAGAACAACGATCCTCATTTTGGCTCCCCCTCGTGACGCTGTTCGATCCGATCGTGCGCCTGCTGCCCCGTCGCCTTCGCGGCATCCTCAGCCGAGAGAATATGCGTCTCGAGTTCCGCTAGGAGCATGACATCCCCATGTGCATTGTGAACCGTGATCGCGCCCTTCTCGGCCGCGCCCTTAATCAACTTCCATCCCGTGAGTCCGGCCTTGACCGCGCCCACGAGCAAATCGAGTGTCAGTGTCATGCGCACCCCCCGGAGAGCCGCAATGTAAACCCGAGCGAAACCCGGACCACCGCGATCGCCGCGCCAGCGGCTTCCAGCCGCGCCAGGAGCGGCGCCACCGCGTCCGTCACCGCCTTCACGATGCCACATAGCCCCGGTTCCGTCGCGACCGTCCTGAGCGCCGCCAGCGCCTTCCCGAACGGACTCTCACGGCCAGACGGAATCGACCCGCAAACCTTCAGGACCGTCACGCTTGGCGCATCGTGCCCGACCACCCGCAAGATCCCGCAATCAAGCGTATCCTTCGCCGCCGCCGAGAGCGGCAGCGCGTCCAATGTTTCGCCCACGGCGTCGAGCGCCACTGCCGCCACGGCCAGGCCATCGGCCACGCGCGCCGCTGTCTCCCGCGCCCGGTTGGCACCGGCGGCGCCTGGCCGAAACGATGCCAGCGCCGCACAATTGACGGACGCAACCACAACCAACAGCGCGAGACCGGCGCGCATTTACGACTGCCCTTTCGGTTCGATTGCCGTACGATACGCGAACTGCTGGAACGCAAATTGTCGAATGGTATCGCCTACCGCCGTCCAGAGACCCGGCCAGAGCAGCCCGGTAATCGTCAGCGTGCCCTGGCTCGCATCGAACGACCCATGTACCCCGAGCGCCCCGGCAAATGCCATTGCCAGGCCAACCGCCGTCTTACCATGTCGGAGCATGTTCTCGGAAAACCCGCCCATCTTCGATCGCTTCCACCATTGCAGAAACGCTGCCGAGCCATAGGCCCACACGAACGACACAACCGATTCATTCGCCTGCCCAGGCTCGAACGGGGATCCCGCCGCCGCCGACACTTGCGCGGCCACCACCGGCACGCCTGCCGCCGCGATAAACACGACACACCAAGTACTGATTCGACGCATACCATCACCCTCCCGTTGTGAACGCCGTTGCCGTCAGGCCCGGCCGATACCCCGTGCCGACGAAGATCGAGAGACACTGCCGCCGGCATCCCTGCCCCGGCCGGCCAATCCCTAAATGCACCCACCGGCCGAACTCATGGATGATCTGATCGAACTCGATGCCCGATTCGGCAATCGCCGCCGCCACCTCGAACGGACTGCCGAACGCCGGCGCCGTGAAATCCGCCGCCAGCCCATGTACATGCGCCGACGTAGCCGATCCCCCGATCAAGGTATTGACCGCACGGCACCGATACCCGCTCGAGATCAGCACCGGCACGCCGAGCAGTGTCCGAACTTGTTCGAGACGCTCCGCCAACTGCACCAGATTGGCATGCGCCGCCACGTCCGGCGTATTATCGATCCCGGCCCGGATCGCCGTCTGGCTGACCGTGAACTCATCGAACGAGAAATGTGCCGAGAGAAAGACCGGCATCATGGGAGCCACCGAAAGATCTTCGCCACCGCGTAAAACACGCTCACGCCGCCCGCGAATACGTACACATCCCGCATGGTCAGCGTCCGATTCTCCCCACTCGCCGCGCCCAGTTCTCGACGCGCCACGATACAATCTTGGATCGACTCCCGGAACTTGTGCCACCGCGCCCGAATGCTCTGAAACTCATCGTGGAGACTGCGATGCCGCTCTTCGAGCACGAGCACCCGCCCATTCGTCCGTTTCGCTTCCGCTTTGATCTCCCGCAGCTCTGTTAAATACTCCGCATGCATCCGGTCTCGAACCGTATGCGAATCATTGAACCGCACATCGAGATGCTCACGCAGCCCTAAGATCCCGTCCCGAAGATCGGCCCGTAGTTCCGCGCGCAGTGTCTCCATCTCAGCCATGCCCTAATACATGACGCCCGTCGCACGATCGACATGCTTGAACAGTAACCCGGTATCGATGATGTACGGGTACTCCCGCTTCGCCATCGCCGGCCAGCCTGCCTTCGTGAGAATGTCCCGCTTAATCGTCTGCTCACTCCACCACAGATCCGACGTACCAGAAGCCACATGCACGCCGCCATCCGGATCGACCCACACCTGAGACGGTTGAGCAAAAATCCGCTTCATGGGAAACGGGTACCCCTGGACGGTATACGTGTCCACGTCCGCCTCGCGCGCCCACGCCTCGAGAATCGACCGATGGATCATCAGCGCGCCGGTTGGCACGCCCGAGACCCAAATCACATCCCCATACTTCCAATCGCGGAACGCCCGTTGTCCACCGCCGCGATACGCCAACGGTTCCGGTCCCAGGAGCTGAATCCCACCCTTCTTGCCCTTCCGAATCTCCGCCGATCCTTTAATGTGATACAGGCCGGAGACTACCGGCGGCGCCTTCCGGCGTTCCATTTTCCAGAACCACCGATCAAATTGAATCATCGCCTCCGCCGGCGGACAGGTATCGTCCTCGATCAACAGTAGGGCACGGAAACTGCCCCGCAGGACGGTATCGACCAGGATGTTTTGCGCGTCCGGCACCGTATAGCCGCATGGCGTCGAGCGGACCACCGACCAATTCGGCGGACAGACCATCGACTGCATCGCGTTGTACCACTCGATCCGGATAACGCCGAGTGTCGGCGTCCCGATCAAGAGCTGTACGCTACTCGCGCTTGGCGCCGGATTGAGCGGATTGAGCGCCACGACTCCACGCCTCATGCCGGCACCGCCGCCCGCTGGAGCCAGCCGTGCGGATTCATGGTCAGCCAGTACCGCTCGCAGACCACATCCCGCAGAAACTCCCCTGGATGCCGCGTGAGATATTCCATCACCGCCGCAAACGGTCCCTCGACCTGGACGCGCGCGCCATGCTCATCCGTCAGCACCGGCGCGCCGTTTGTATCCTCGACCACGAGCCACCCACCGACCGGCACGAGCGGCGCGTACAGCTCGAGTTCCGCGAGTACGTGCCCGGCCAGATGATCGGAATCCAGGTTGACCAGGACCGGCCCTCGAGCTGCCGCCGCCAGCGACTCCACGATCAACGGATCGAGACTACTCGCCCGCAAGTACTCGATGCGTGGATGAACCGGCCGGCCATCATAGTGCTCTGTATCGATCGTGTACACCCGCCCGTCAATGCCGAGCAGATCCATCAGCGTGGCGTACCAGAGTGTCGCCCCACCGTATCCCGTGCCCGTCTCGATGACGGTCTCAAACCGATACTGTTGAAACAGATCGTGAAAGATCCAGAGATCGGTAGGCATCTTACAGGCGAGATGCCCGAGCACGCGCGTACTCCGGAACGTGTACGGACTTTGATACCAGGCCCGCGTGAATTGAAAGATCAGATCCTCGCGCGCGCGCAGCTCCGCCGTGATCTCGTGCCGAGTACGGTCCTCGTACCCCATCACCGCCATCAGTGTGCCCACGCCGCTCATATGACCTTCTGGAGCCAGCCGCCTGGATGCATTGTCAACAAGTACCGCTCGCAGATCACGTCCTGCCGCCACTCCCCAGGATGCACCCGGAGATAGTCCTCGAGGCCCCCACGTGCCCCGCGATCCGAAAGCGCCGGATCAGCCGCGTCCCAGCCGATGTTCGTGTCCTCCACGACGAGCCAGTCCTCTTTCCGGCAGAGCGGCGCGTACAGCTCCAGTTCCTGCCGCACATGCGCCGCACTATGATCCGAATCGAGACTCACCAAGAGCGGCCCGTCTGCCGCCGCCACTTCGTCCGCCAGGGCCTCGACCAGCGCCGGATCGGTGGACGAGCCTTCCAGAAACGTAATGCGCGGATGATTGCACTTGCGCCGGTCCTCGATGTCTACCGTGTACACCCGCCCGCCGTCGACGCGCAGCATATCCATGAGAAACGCAAACCAGAGCGCCGATGCCCCCTGGTACGTGCCCGTCTCGATGATTGTTTTCGGCTTCCAATCGCTCACGAGCGCCTGATACATCCACAGATCATTCGGGCACTTCATGGTACCCACGCCGAGAAAATGCGTGTAATGCCAGGTATGCGGCGCGTTGTAGAACACTTCATGAAACTGCTGGAGTAACGGACCATGATCCTCGCGCGTCTGGACGATCCGGCGCGCCAGTTCCTCGAATGTAACTTTCGTCTCCGGCGCGATCCGCGTGAGCGGTTGATAGGCACTGCTCATCACATCACCGAAACATGATCCAGCCAACCATCACGATGCACACCACGAACACCAATACGTACAAACCTGAGACCGTTGCCGGATTGTCGCGCGCCGGCCTCGTGGCCGGATGTAGCGCGATCACCACCCCGAGAAACGTCATCATTTCGCCGCCGCCTGCGTTTGCAAGGTGACGTTATAGCTGACCGTCCCGTGCGCCCCAGGGACGCGCGCGATCGCCAACGGCCACCACGGCGCCGGCGCCGGCCGGCCGAGACTCTCATGGAGACCGTAAAACGGCGTACGCGGATCGAGCCAGGCAAACGACTGCTCGACCACGCGCGTGAGATGCGTCGGATCGCTCAGCCAGCCCTGCGATTCGTCGCCGCCGTACGGCCCGCTGACATAACACACGCCACCCGGCCGCATCACCCGATGGAGTTCGTCCCACCAGGCGAACCACCGATCCCCTGGCACGAACTCGAGTACATGCGTCACCACGGCCGTATGTACGCTCCGGGCTGGCAAGGGAAAGGGAACCCGACGTGGATCGTGCCTGAGATTGCCGGCCGGCGCGAGTGTCACGCTATTGACCTGCGGCTTGCCGCCAAATGAGACATCCAGGAGAATGCCGGCCTTCGATCGGATCAGTTTAGTGGACTTGTTTGCCATCGATCAGATCCGCCCGCATGATCAACTGCGCCGCCATTTGCCGCGCTTCGTCCGCTGATAAGAGAATGGCGCCGACGCGATGACTGAGCTGGAGAATCAGCCGGCGGGCCTCGAGATTGTGCCCGTACACGATCTCGAGCGCCTGCCCATCGCGCCCCTCCGGCGTCACCGTCGGCGCACGGGGTCCGACCTGTTTCGCGCGCATCGTTACCGGCCGACGTGTCCGCGTTACGTCGAGAAAACCCAGTTATACGTGATGTTGAGCGCCTGCGTTGTGCCCTTTGTGCTCGATGCGAACGTCGCCAGGGACATCGCCGTGCCGGACCCGATCGATGAATGGCCGTACTGCGCGATGACGTTCACCGTTTGCGCGTGCGTAATGTGCGTACTCGCGTACTGGAAGCTCTGCGAGAGCGTCCAGGTGCCGGACAGCGTCTGCGTGCCAGCCGAGACCGTCGCGCGACTCACGCCACCTGAGGAGTGTAGACCGTACTCCGTCGAATCAATGATCGACTGCGTACTGAAATTCGAGCTTTGCGCCTGCGTGTGATAGCCAATGCCCCAAAATGACGCGAAACTCGATCCGGCCAGGCCGACGAAGTTTTTCACGACCATGCCGTGCCCGTACGTTGTGATGACGTTCTCGTGCCAGTCCCCAACCTGGCGCTCCCCGCTCAGGCAATCCACGAGCGCCCCACGGACGAACCCGCGAATGCGCGGTACTTCCATCTTGCCCATCTTTGGCGCGCGCCCCGTGCGCTTAACCACATGGACCTGCCCATCGTGCGTGTGAATCTTGTCGCCTTTGCTAAACATAATCGCCCCTGCTCCTGAATCAACGGGATCCGCCCCGCTTCGGCGGCGCCGTGAATGGCGCCAAGTCTACTCCACCTCTTCAACAGCCGTATTACGCTAATGCGGCCGTGACGCTATCCTCGCCCTTCAGCCCCTCATTCGCCACCGCCGCGCTCATTCCGAGCACGGCTAGAATCCCACTGTCTCCAACCTTGAGCACGTCCAGGACCGGCACCGCCGCCGTCGAGCCGGTCGCCGTCTCACTCATCCGGACCCGCTCGCCGGCCACGAATACCGCGAGCTGTATTTGTACCTGGATGGTATCGCTCACCGATAGCGTCTCGAGCGCCAATGGCGGGAGATCTGCCTGTACCGTATCGCTCAGGCGTACCGCGTCGCTCGCCGTGATCGCATACGCCCCCGACGCGCCGGCCGACAGACGCACCGCTTCCGAGAGCACCACATCCCCCGGCACGACCAGGCCATTACCGGCGCCGTCCGTCCCCACAATCCTCGATTCGACGCACGTCGCCCCGACCTCGACCGTGCCGACCCCGATCCGTAGGCCCAGGATGATCAAATCGGCGTCGTCGTACCCACCCGTGAGCGGCCCCTCGCGATGGGTCACCGTCAACGTCGCGCCGAGCGGGTACTGTACCCAATGGATCCCGCTCCCGAGAGCCACCGTCCTCGGCAGTACGGCGCTCTCCTGCCGCGTCAACTCCGCGACCGCCGCCGCCCGAATCGCACTGGTAACGAATGGCATCGCCAACGTGACATCCACACGCCGTTCGCCGCCGTGCGCCGCCTGCGACACCAGATCCTCGATCTCGCCGGCGCCGCGCAGGGACGGACTCGAGCCGGCGTTATACACCGGATCGAACTCGTACGGCACCACGTTTGCGAACCCTTGATCGACATCGTGAAACGCGAACGCATCCCGCAGAATCTCATCGACATCCGTCACCACGGCCGATGTCGCCTGAAACGGATTGAGACACACCACCTGGAGCTGCCCCTCCGTATTCACCCCGCCCAGGAGCTTGCCCGACCGGAAGATCTCCCCGACCACCGTCGCCCATGTCATCGGTTCCGTAATCCACCGCGCGCCGGCCAACCCTTCCGGCATCACCACGGCCGCATTCGCCGCCGCCAGCGTGAAACTCGACGTACTCCGCTTCGCCGTGCCGTCCGTAAAGATCGGCGGCGTTTGCGCCCAGGCGCCGCCCAAGTACGACGACGACGCAAACGGCGGGAGATTGTCGAACAATAACGCGAGCTGATCGAGCACCGACGTGAGCACCGGACCTGTTCCGTCGCCCGTGGCTTCCGCCCCGAGCACGTTCACCCGCAGCGTTAGCGTCCCGTCGATGATCTGCTGATAATCCGATCCGCGATACGCCACGAACGACCACCGCGTACCTGACGCATCGGTGTAATACTCATTTGGCCCGAACAGCGCCGCCCACCCCGAGCGCCCCGGCATCGCTACATCCGTCCCGTACCGACTTGTCGCGATCGGCGTCACGACTTCCGTCGTCTCGCCGTCGTCGGCCACGAGAAACGCCGTGGGCACCGTCGAGATGTCGCACGCATGCGCCGCGTACACCGCACAGACCGGCCAGGACGCCCCGAAGAGATCCGTCACCGGCCCGACAAAGATCGGAATGATCTTCCCCTTCGCCGTATACGGCGCGACTAATTCCCAGGCACTTTGCTCTGTATAGTTTTCGTAAATGTTCCCGTCCGCGTTGACCTGAGACGCCGGCACCAGGAGCCGTTTGGTATAGGCGCCGATCCCGCCCCGATAGACGTAGTAATAGAGCGCCCCGGCCACAGGCTCCACGCACGACCGGCGCGGCCGATTCGCGAACGGCAGCTCATCGGAGAGAAACGCACTCGAGACGCCCGTCTCGCCATCCGCCAGCACCGCCGTCCACGCTTCCCAATAGGTCCCCGCGTTATAGATCAGTGACGCGCCAGGCGTAATGTCGGCCGTTGTCGGACTCTGCCAGTCCCAGGCGTAATCTTTAGTGAATGTCGCCGTCAGGCCGGCCGTCTGGATGTACTGATGCCAGTACGACGACTGCACGCCGAAGAATACCGGCCCATGCACCGCCAGCGCGACCCGGTAATAATCCGCGCCGCCCGATGCCGCCGTCCAGTTCACATTGATCGCGGCATTCGCGCCGACCGTGATCACGAGCTGATCTTGCAGGAACGGTTCCGGATTCGCGGACTGGCCGGCGTGATAGGCGAACACCTGGACGCGATAGGTCCCGGCCGGCAGACTGCCGCCGCCCACGACTTCGCCCGCCACGACGGCCGTCGCCGGCGCGCCGGACAAATCCCCGAACCCCGAGAACCCGTACCCCGACCCCGGCAGATAGTTCCGTACGTCAAAGACTCCGCGCGCCGCTTCGCTCGCCCCGACAGGCGGCGCGGCCGATGATCCCGCGTCCGTCAACAACCCCAACGCGATCGGGAGCCGAAACGCGCGCGTATCCTCCGGACAATTCGGGAAATGCCGGCCAATGGTATCCGTCACGATCTCTTGATCGAGCGCCAGGGAGAGCGTGCTAATACACTCGAACCGGCCGCGAAAGTCCGACAGCCCGCTGTACTGTTGCACCTTGCCACGAAATACTGTTTTCCAGGCGTACTCGAGCCGCCGCTGATGATCGGTTATGAGCTTGATCTCGATGTCCGCATTGCGGAGCCGCTCATCCTGGCCCAACCACCCCCGAAACAACGTCGCCCCATCACGATCCGGCAGATCCGAGAACTCGATCGTCGCGCGCGATGCCTGAATGCTCCCCGACCGATCCGATAACGCGAGTACTAGATCTTCGACCAGGAGCAGCCGCGCGTCCTTGAACCCGTCCTCGTAATCGCTCGCATCGGCCAGAGCAATGCCGCTCCACGGGTACCGCACCCCATCGACCGTAATCGTCACCGACGCGAGAATGGTATCGACGCCGCGCTTGGCGTCCTCGAGCGTAAACGTCGCCGGCGGCGCCGGCGGAATGGATGTCAGTACCTCGAGAACGACTTGCGAGACTCGCTGTATCGAGACCCCTGACGCCGCGAGCACTTCTACGACGGACTGCGAGACACGCTGATTTGTATCGGCGCCGGCGCCGAGCGTCTCCGCGACTAATTGAGAGACCCGGACATCAGCCACAACTTACGTACTCTTCTTATACCCAAACTCCGCCGCGTTCACGATGTCGCTGGTCCAATCTTGTGGAGACCCTTCCGGCGTCTGCTCATACATCTGGCGGATATAGTCGTACGTTTGCGCTAACCCCTGCTCTGTCCCGTCGTAATCCGTACTCCCGATCCGAATCACTGGCGTATGCCCGGCCGCGCTCGCGTCCAGCTTCCGCGCCGACGCGAGTAATTGCACGCCGTAGATGTCCGCCCCTGGCGCCGCCGCATCCGTCACCGGAAATGTATCTTTCAGCGCCGCCGTCGCCGCCAGGTTGTACGTGGTATCGGCATCCGGCGCCGTCTCATCGACCATTTGATAATTCGACCCCGACAACGGCGTGAACCCTGTATTAGCACCGGCGCCGGTTGGGTACAACGCATCCACGCGACAATCCCCGCGCCGCGTGATGTTCAGCGATCCGGATCCGTCGCAGAGGTACACATCGTCAAACCGTGTATCCATCGACTGACCAGACGCCAGCCGAAACGTATCCCACCCGTTACTCCCGGAGTTCGCCGTATTCAGTCCCGTCAGATCCAACGCCTGTACGCCATCGATCCACAGCTTCGCCGTCGCGCCAGATGTCGCCGTGACGATCTCGCCTTCGATGTAGTGATACACGCTTTGCGTCAAACCAAGCGATGTTGTCCCGAGTAGCGTCCCATCCCCGCGCCGCAGTTCGATCGCCCCGGTTGTTTTCACCGCCAGGTACCATTGATGACTGCCCGATAGGCGTACACCGATCTGTTGGCCGACCGGATTGCCCTGGAAGGTTAGCCCCGCAAACGAATCATTTAGTAACATCCCAACGCCAAATACGACGAGATTGCCACTCGGCGCCGGCGAGAGCGGAGACTTTGCTGCCCACTGATCGCCCCCGTTGCACCGTAAACCATTTGAGCTTCGCCGGCCAAAGGCACCAATCGAGACACTGCCGCCGTTGATCGCCGTCCACTTGACGGTAATATCCGCCGTCACGTAATGATCGAATCCGTCCATGAATAGCAACATGCCCCGTACTCCCCTAACTGTCCGGATCGATCCACGGCAGACCCCTCGAGACCGCCTGCCAGGCCAAACTGACCCGATACGCGCCGCCGCCTAACGGTTGACGCGAGAGACTATCCGCCGCAAACCGAACCATTTGCGCGTCATCGACGGCATCATCCTCGACAAACACGAACGGCCGCGCCCGGCCGTACGCCGCTTCCATCCAACTCAGCACCGCCGTAAGATCGCTCCCCGACACCACCATCGTGCCCGTCGTCAGATCGCGGATCGGCGCCTGCGCATACGCCAGCTCGACATCATGCCCCGTAGGATGTACGACTGTCCGGCCGGCCCGCTCGAACCTCGTATCGTCAATGAATAACCGCGCCTCGGAGAACTGCCGGAACGCACTCCCCATCCACAGCTCCCCCAGGATGATCGGGAGCGTGTTCGCTGTCACCTTCAGCCGCCAGAGTTTTTTCGCCGTGTAGCCCGTCAGATCGAGATACGGCGCCGTGAACCACTTACCGACGCTCATGGTCGGAATCCCGAATGGCAGATCAATATCTGGCGTATCCAGATCCGTATCGTCCCCCTGGAGCCGCGCCGCTACGTCCAGATTCGAGTGTAGTAACGCCGGAAACACCGGCAGCACCGCACTTGTCCAGGCCATATCGAGCTGCATCGACGTACCGACTAATTTCAGCGGCCTGGCCGGATCCCCGTCGTACACCCGATCCACGTCGTACTGCGTGGACTCCGCCACCCCGACCGTCAGCGCCACCGTCGAGACCGTCGTCAAGAGATTGTCTTGTGGATGCGAGTACGCCAGCTCACCCATTGCCGACCACCGTCCTCAGACGCCGCGCCAGACTAACCGGCGCGCCGACGCTATCATTGCGCTCATACACCCGCGTGGCCGCTTCCGCGAGCTGCCGATCGCCGCCCCGACGCAACCACGCCGCCACGCTCTCGCCGTCCCAGGCCACCACCGTGATCGCCGGGCCACCGCCGGCCGCGCCGCCGGCGGCGCCGGCACCACCTTCCCGCTCCGTCATCACCCGTTCCCGGCCGTGGAGCATGACCGGCGTTCCGGCGCCGAAGTCCAGATACCGGCCGCGCGTCCCGCCGGCAAACGTCGGCAGATGCCGGCCCTCGAGATCGTGGCCCGGCCAGATCCGCCCCTCTTCACCACCGCCAGGCACGCGCCCGCCGGCCCCTGGCGCAGGCCCGGCCAAGAGATCGCGGATCTGCTCGAGCAGAGAGACGACTTGCTTCTGATATTCGTCCTCGATGTCCACAAATTGTAGGAGTGAGGTATCGATCCGGTTGCCGTTCTCGTCCAGCAACAGGCCCATCGCATCCACTTGCAGAATGAACGCTTTGACCGCATTCGGCAGCGCGACATTGTTTTTCGCCGCTTCCATCGCGAGCGCCGAGAACTCATCCGCCATATCTCGCAGAATCGCATTTTGATCCGATCCCGCCATTTGCCCGAACACGCCAAGCGCCCGCGACAGGCCGAACGCCGTATCCGCGAGCCTGGCCTGATTGAACCCGCGCCCTAGAGCACCGACCTGGACCCCGAATGAGCTGGCGAGATCCGATGCCACTTGCCAGGTTGGCGTACGGAGCTGCTCGAGCTGCCGGCGGAGATCGCCTGACAAATTGGACGATCCGAGAATCGAATCCAAGAGCGGACTGAGCTGCACAGGAACCGCGCCGCCAAACTTCCCCAACGCGGCCGAGAGTTCGTTGATCTTCCCAGGCACCCGCTCGAGACGATCAAAGAACGCTGACACGTCCTTCATCCATTTTTCATTTGCGGCCTTGTCTTTTTTCCCGATGACGCTCGATCCGATATTGGCGAGCTTCTCGCCTTCGGCACCAAGACTCCGGAGCTTCGCGTACAAGTTATCCAGCGACTCGAACCCGAGCTGTTTCGCGAAGTCCACCCGGCCCTGTTTCGTTGTGTTCGCCCCGATCCCGCTAATCGCCCCGAAGAGCTTCCCGAGCAATGGCCCGAGTAACGCCCCTAAACCTGGAATCAAACCGCCCACTATGCCGCCGAGCTTTTCCCCGAGAGACGACTCTTGGAGTTTTTTCCCTAGCCCGCCCTTAAATTTCCCATCCACGGACGTGCCCGCCAGGCTTGTGCCGATCGATCCGCCAAAGAGGGACCCCAGGGACCGCCCCACCGATCCGCCGCCCGTGAGCGCCGCCAAGATCGCCGCCGGCGCCTGCAGGAACGCACCGCCAACACCCGTCTGGACCAACGTCGCCAGGCGCGCCGGCGGAATCTTCGCCATCGCCATCAGCTCCGCATTCGAGATCGGCCCGGTCTCCGGCCGACGCATCGGCAGCACCCTGGACGCCATCGACGGCAATGGCCGCGTCGAATCGAGCGCCACACTGCCCGTAAACAACTGCCCTATTTGCGGCTTGACGATCGCCCGCGCCAGCGCCGGCAATCCCGCCAACCCGCGCGCCGCAAAGAACCGATCCTCGAACACTTGCGCCTGGCGTTGCGCGTCCGTAACCCCGGTTAATCGCTCCCGCTCGAACGCCTCGTACAGCTCATTGAGCCGTTTCTTTGCCGCCGTCGCCGCCGCGATGCCGCGCTCTTCCGCGTCCTGTTCCGCCTTCGTCTGGAAACGCGGCCCATGAGACGACATCCCCGCTTCTAGCCGCTCCCGGAGCGAGAGCGGCGCCGGCGCCGGCGTCCCTTGATTCGCCCGGATCATGGCTTGCGCGAGCGCCCCAGGCGCCGGCATCCCAGGAATCAGGCCGGCGAGAAACGCGAGACCGACCTTGAAATCCTGCGTAAACTTCCGCACTTCCCCGATCAACCAGAGCAGCACCGGCGCCGCAAACACCTTGACATCGATCCAGAAGTTTTCCCACGCCTGCGCGGCCTTCTCGAGTTCCCGCACCGTCTCATCCGACATGACGGCCACGCCGTCCGCCGCCTTCAGCGACCCCTCGCGAATCATCGGGAGTAATGCGCCGCCGAGCTTCTCGCCAAATACCGCCGCCGCCGCCGCCGCCTGCTGCATCGGATTCGACAGTTTTCCGATCGCGTCCGCCGTGGTACGGAAGAGCTGTTCTGGCGAGAGACCCCGTAGTTCCGAGAACTCGAACCCCATTTGTGCGAGCGCCTTCGAGACGCCACTCTTCCGACCTTCACCGATGCCGGCGTTTAGGTGAGCCACCGCGCGCGCCACGTCCTCGAGTTCCAGCCCACTCTGCCGCGCGGCAAATTGGAACCGTTGCGCCGCCTCGGCCGACACGCCCATTTTCAGCGACAGATCCGCGATGCTATCTGCCGCCGCAAATACGTTTTTCGCAAATCCCAAGATCGCGCCGGCGCCGAGTGTCACCCCGAACACACCCGCCAATCCCCGCGCCTTACTTAACAGGCTCGACATCCCTGACCCGAGCTGCTCCGTTGCGACCCGGCCCTTTGCCGTCGCATTCGCCAAATCCGCGAGATGTTTCGGCGCCTGTTGCCCCAACGCTTTGTACTTGTCGAGCGCCTCCTGTACGACTCTATTGGCGTGCGCCTGTTCCTTCGCCGTGAGCTTCGACGCACCGCCCACCTGTTGGATCGCCGTCGCCATTTCCAACGCGCGCGCGATGTCGCGCCCGCCGGCGAAGTCCCGGATCAGACCATTGATCTTCTGTTGACTTGGAACCAGATCCCTTGAGAGCCGATCAGATAGTTTTTTGACGTTCGACTCAGACGCCGTGACGCCTTTATCGAACTGCGTCGTATCCAGCGACAGAATGACCTTGAGATTACCGACGACCGCGCTATTCGCCACGTATCACCTGCCGTATCGGGATCTGATAGATCTCGCTCAGAATATGCAGCATCGTCCGCAACCCTTGTGCCGGCGCCGGCCGTTCCTCGAGCACATCATCCGGCATGAGATCCTTGAGTGTGATCAGCCGTTTTTTTCCCTTGCTCGCAAAGAACACCCTTGAGATGTTCCACGCCAAAGTAACATCCCGCCGGTACTCATCCGTCGCCCGCATCCGCGCCGCCGCAAACTCCCGACCGAGCAGCTTCGGCGTTAACCGCCAGAACGCTTCGCCGTCGATTCCGATCCGCCTGGCGTGGATGTAGTAGGCCCGCCAGCCTTCGACCGGCGAGCCTTTCGAGGGCGGGCGACCGGATCCGGATCGCTCGCCTCCCGTACCCGTTTCAGTGTCTCAAAGAGCTGCTCCGGCCCGCCCGCCGCCTCGATCAGATCACCCACGGCCGAGAGTGTGAGATCAGGATGATGCCGGCGGAGCGCCGCCCACACGAGCGCCCGAACGTGCCGATAACTCAGATTCGCCGCTGCCACGAACGCTTGTGCGGCCGTCACCGCCTGAGACGGCGTAGACAACAGTTCCTCGAGTTCACACAGCGCGTTCATGTCGAGAATCAAGGTGTACGTGCGGTCCTCGACCGTCAGCGCGACTTGCCCGCGCTCAGGATTCGCCATGACTCACCCCCTGCCGCTTAGGGCAGTGTCGAAGTAAAGTCCGTGGACGGTTGGCAGGCGAACGACATCTCGATCTTGTTGTCCGGCCCGATCTCCCCGAACGTCAGATTTGAGATGAACCCACGCACCGGCAGCTCTTCACCCAACGGGGATCCCGCCTCGTAAATGACGACCTTGAAGTTTTTGATCGTCCGCTGTTGCGCGAGATACGGCAACCCGCCCGCGATGAACGACCCCGAGCCGCCGCCGGCGTAGCTGTGTGATTCGTGAGACGGCCGGTAATTGCACCGGATGGTAAACGGATTGCTGCTCCGCAGACCGGGAATCACTTCCCGATGTGCGCCAGGTGAACGGAGATGCGTGATGTCGATGACGGCCGTATCGGTACTTGGCGGAGTGATTGAGATCACGTCCGCCACCGCCTCGAAGTTTTCCGGACTCGCATCGTCGCCCACGAGAAACTGCGCGAGGTACCCGTGGATGCCCGCGCCTTCGTACGTGGTATCTGTGAGATCTGCCATGATTGTCCTGCTCCCTTTTGCCGTGCCTGCTTACGTGCCTGCCTTTACGTGCCTGCTCGAGCGTGCGCTACCCGTACCACACGCGGTAATCGCGACTGACCCGCGCTTGTTTGAGTTCGTCCGGATCGTACGCCTCGCGATACGCGACCGGGATCACTTGTCGAATCGTCTCTGCCGGACTGCCGATCGCGATATTCACGCCTTGCAGTCCTGTCGGCGTGCCGCCGGTGTAGTCACCTAACACCGCCTGATCCACCTCGCGCGCCGCCGCCATCGTATCCGCGATGACATCGATCTGAATCCGCGCGATCTTTAGCCGATCGGTCCCGCGTAAGATCGGTTGCCGGAGATCGCTGATCTGTTGCACGAGCACGGCCGGCGTCGT